AAAATGATAGAAAAGCTTTAATGGCTATGGGTATTCCAAATGAAGCTTCGATGGAAGATTTAATAAAATATAGAAATGCAATGGTAAATTCAGCACAGTATTTTGAAGAAAAAGGAAATAAAACAGAAACTGATATACCAACAATTGAACCTAAACATATGGCATATAGTACTTTACATTCTAAAATAAATACAAAATATAAAGAATTAATAAGAATAGTTAAAGATTTTGAAAGTAAATTAATTCAAATAGAAGATTATAATTATAAATTAGGCTATACAAAATATGAAGATTATTTAAAAAGTAAATTAGATGCTTCTTTAGAAGCTAATAATAAAGAAATTGCTTATTTAAAAGCTCAATTAATTGAAGAAGAAAAAGTTTATAAAAAAGCTTCTGGAGATTTAGAGGTAGACCCAGAAAAAAATTCTGAAAGATTAGGTACATTGGCAGATGATTATAAAAATAAAGTAGCTGAAATAAATCGTAGAATTTTAGAAGCACAATTAGAAAATGACCAAAAAGTTAGAGAATTTACTATATCTAAGTATGATTTTCAGAAAAAAAGATACTTAGATTGGGTAGAGTGGAAGATGCAAGAAGACAATAAAGATAGAGAGAATGATGTATCTTTATTAGAAAAAACAAATGATAGAAAATTGGAATTAATGCAATGGTTAAATGATAAACGCTTAATTTCTGATAAAACTATGTTTGATGCAGAGGAAAAATCAGCTAGTGATATATTAACATTAAAGAAAAAAAATCTAGATTTAGAACTGCAAGCATTTATTGATACCGCAAAAACTAAATTAGATTATAGTGACCCAGATGCACAATTAGATTATGATAAAGAAGTGTTTAGTAAAAAAGAAGAATATTTAAGAAAATTAGCAGAATTAGATGCTGATTTTATTAATAATCAACAAAAAAGATTATTAAAAGCAAAAGATAAAATATCTTATGTTTATGAAACAGGTGGCGTTGCTGGTACAATAGGTAAAGCTTTCCAAGACCTGAATACTGAGTGGTCTAACACTGGACAGCACATATATGATACTACTAAAAACATAGTAACTAATATGGAAAATTCATTTGCAGACTTTTTTGATTATATGTCAGAAGGTTTTATGGACTTTGAAAACTTGGCTAAGAATGTTTTACATACTATTTATATGGAATTGTTAAAGAATATACTTCTTAAACAAGTTTTAGGTGGTGTTTTAGGTAGTGTGACGTGGCAAGGTGGGTTTGGTGGGTTTTTATCAGGATTACTTCCAGGAAAAGCATCAGGTGGGTTTGTTTCATTAAATACCCCCTATATAGTTGGTGAAGCTGGTCCTGAGTTATTTATACCTAACGCTAGTGGTAATATTATACCAAATAATAGATTAGGAACTTCAATGGAAGCTCCTACATTAATAGTTAATGTTGAAAATAAAACTGGAGCACAAGTTAAAGCTACTCAAAGTCCTCCACAATTTGATGGTAAAAAATGGGTTAGGACTGTCATGCTGGAATTAGCTAATTCTGATATGGCGGTTAGGTCTAGATATGGGGTAAGATAGGAGATATAATATGCCTACATTTCCAACATTAAATATGCTTCCAACATTCCCTTTAGATGAACAAAGAGAAGATGCAACTATTCGTTCTTCATTTGAAGCTGGGTATGAGCATACAAGACCACGATTTACTAAAGTAAGATATACATGGAATATAAAATATAATCTTTTGCCCTCTGCTGATAAAGTGGCATTAGAAGAATTTGTTACTACAGTAAGAGAGGGAGCAGATTCATTTACTTGGACAAATCCCGTTGATAATGTATCCCACACTGTTAGATTTTCACAAATACCTAAATATAGTTGTACTCTTAAAAACTCGGATGATTCATATTTTGATTGTGATTTTCAGTTAAGGAGTGTTTAATGGATAATTCTTTAATTTTAGAAAAAAATAAATTATCTTCTACTACTCCCTGGTTAATACTTCTTGAAGTAACTATACCGTCAACACCTGCTGTTACTTTATATTTAGTTAGAAATACAGAAGACATAACATATAATAGTCAAACATATACAGCATTCCCATTTGATTTAGATGTTTCAAAACAAGTATCAAAAGGTGATATTCCTACAATAGAATTAAAAGTTAGCAATGTGACTAGGACACTTCAAGCATACCTTGAAGATTATAACGGGCTTATTGATAATTCAATAACAATTAGAGTGGTTGCTAAACCAGAAGGAGAATCAGAATATTTAGAAGCTGAAAGTTGGACGCATGATATATTAGCTGTTCATGCTGATGCTGAATACGTCTATTTTACTTTAGGTGCTCCTAATCCTTTGTCTAAAAGATTTCCTTTGTATAGATATATTGCTCATAGTTGTAGATTTACTTTTAGAAAGAATTCCTCTGTAGTTGCTCCTGAATGTGGGTATACTGGTAATGATTCTGCAACTACATGGCAGCCATCTACACTTTATGCTGTTGGTGCAATAGTAGTTCCTACTACTCCAAATGGACATTATTATAGATGTACAACTGGTGGAATTTCTTACGGCGTTGAGCCTACTTGGCCTACTGTAATAGGAAGAAGTGTTATAGACAACGGTGCAGTGTGGGTAGAAAATTACTGTAAAAAGACATTACAAAATTGTCAAGATTTAGGTAATTCAAAGAGATTTGGGGGATTTCCTGGTTTGGGTTCAGGAGGAATTAGATTGTGTTAGACGATTTGATTGGTGTCCCATACGAAAAACACGGTAGAACAGTAAAAGGATTAGACTGTTATGGTCTTGTTCAAGTAATATATGATAGACTTGGGCAAGAATTACCTAATTTTCCTGATGATTATATGGAATTGGTAGATATACATACAACTATTAATAAGAACAAATCGAAGTTTATAGAATTAGAAAAACCTGAACCATTTTGTATTGTTACATTTTCAATTATTCCTCCATATGTAACTCATTTGGGTGTTGTATTGGAAGATTGTAAGAGATTTATTCACATTATGGAAAAGAGAAATGTTACTATTGAAAAATTAGATAAGTGGCAGAAACGTCTTAGAGGATTTTATAAATGGGCGAAATAAAACTAATAAAGATTCAACATCCATTTAACAGACAAAAAAGAACTGAGGAAGTCGTTGACTATAATCATGAAAATCTTCAAGTCATAAGAGATACTTATTTTCCTAAAGATATAAATGTCATTGTTTCTGTAAATGGTGGTGTTGTTTCACAAGAAAATTTAAAGTTTGTTACGTTAAAGGCTGGTGATGAAGTTGTCTTTCTTCCTGAAATAGTTGGTGGAGGTGGAGATATACTTAGAGCTGTTGCTATGTTAGCTGTAATGGCTATAGCTATATACGCTCCTGTTGCCGCCGGGCTTTATACCACCACAACTGTATTTGGCGGTACTTTAGAAATGGCATTTGCAACACAAGTTTTTAGTGGACTAACCTTAGCTGGTTCATTAATGTCGGCTGGTATTATGTTAGCTGGTGGTTATTTGATAAATGCTTTACTACCAGCTCCAGTTCCAGACATTGATACTTATAGCGGTAGTAGTTTTGATAATTCTAATACATATTCTTGGAATCCTGTAACAAGACAACAACAAGGATTAGTTATTCCTAAATTTTACGGATTAATTCCTGTATATGGCAATGTTATATCAACATATACCGAAAATATTTCTGAGAAAAATTATGTAAATGTATTGTTGAATATGGGGCAGGGACCTATAAACAGACTTTATGACTTTTACCTTAACGACCAACCTATAACTGGATTAACAGGGGTTGATATTTATACACGATATGGTTTTATAAATCAATCTGTTATTCCTAATTTTAATGATACAAAAGCTGAATATACAACTAATGTAAAATGCACATATAACACACCATATGTATATGAAACAACTGGAAATGCTTTTGATGGGTTAGAAGTAGATATAACGTTCCCAAGAGGTTTATATTACGCCAATGACCAAGGAGGCTTAAGTCCAGTATCAGTAGACATTAGAGTTGAAATCAGAAAAAAAGGAACAACTGATTGGACTAGTATATCAAAACAATCAATAACAACAGCACGGACTGTTGATAGAGGCTATTGGGTATGTGGTTGGTGGAATCAAGAATATGGGTACGAAAGACAACCAACAGGGAGGAGTATATTTTATCCTTATTTTACAGGTTCATCAAATCCTGCTGACCATTACGAAGGTGAATATCATTCAACTTCTTATTCCATGGATGCTTCTGGCTATTCTTCTTATACTGCTTTGTATTGGCATTGGATATCCCAATTAGACACAGAATATGCTGAAGAAGTTGTATTCTATACAACTGTTACTGATGCTAAAAATTCAGCAATAATTAAAACATTTAAATCAGAAAGTAATTTATCTCACGGCACGTATGAAGTAAGAGTTACACGATTAACAGCAGATTACAGCAATGCAAGATACGGCGCAGACTCTTATCTTACAGCAGTTCGTGAAGTGGTTACAGATGATTTTCAGTACCCACGTTCTGTTTTGGTTGGAGTAAAAGCACTTGCTACAGACCAATTGTCAGGAAGTCTTAAATTCAGATGTATGCAGGAAGGTTCATTAATTCGATATTATGATGGAAATGATTGGCAAATAGGATATAATAACAATCCAGCTTGGGTGTGTTATGACATTTTAACTCAACCTTTATTTGCCGACCCAGATGAAGTTGTTGGAACCGATGGGTTGAATTATAGATGTATATTAGACCATACAGCAAGTTCGTCAAATAAACCAGTCACAGGAGCAAATTATGCTACTTATTGGCAACAGACAGGTGACCAGGGGAAAACTTGGGTCATAGATACAGCTTATAAAACGTGGAGTCCGATTGCTTTAAGATATGATGGAATAAATCCAGCAAGATTAGACACTGTATCATTTAAAGAATGGGCTGACTGGTGTGATGAATTAGTTCTAAGTGGTAAATCTTCTACTAATTTAGATTCAGGGACTGTTACTTCAGCAACTACTACTACTTTAACTGATTCTACAAAGACCTGGACATATGAAGCATGGGTAGAAAAAGTTGTAGAAATAATAAGTGGTACAGGTAGTGGTCAAAGGAGATTTATAAAAAATAATTCTGAAACGTCTTTAATAGTAGACCCAGTATGGACCACAACACCTGATGGAACAT